AAAAACGTCTGCATTTATTTTAGTTTACGCCCTCCTAGTAGCTTTGTAGGTTTGGGAGGCTCAGGTTGCTTAGTCTCTTTCTTAGCAGCCTCAATATCCTCTTGATTAAAAGCAACTCCGTCAACTTCAACATCGGAGAACCTTGCTCCGTAATCCCCGTAACCTAGAGACGAGGATGAGATGATCTTAACCATAGCTTCACTCCTTTATTAGTTAAGTCTACATCGGATATTATAATAATCAAGGCGGACGATAAAAGAGTCGCAGTCTATAAAATATAGAAACAGTTAAAATTTTTAGGTATGGTAAAATAAAAATTTATATCAATAGATAGAAAGCGATAGACCCAACTAAATCGCCCGTTATAATATAAGCGTTCGAGAGGTCTTTAGACGTGTGCGTGGAGCACCGAAATGGCACTGGTTGACAGCTCTCGAATAAATAACTCGCTACTGTGAACGTAGTCGATAGCGAGCAGGTAACTCGAAAGCCGATAAGCCTGGACCTCTGGTGTGTAACGCCAAATAGATCGGATGACCAAGACCCAGTTACACTGGTGCGGTGTAGGTAACAACCTTCACATATCGACTGACGACTCTTACTCTACGTGAGTAAGAACGTGCCTCTTACGTAGGTAACTAAACTTAATTAGGAGATTACTTAATGGCAGAGACTAAACATCGAGGTAGACCTTCTGTTTACCCTTGGGATAAGTGGTTAAGCAACAAAGAGATTACTCTTACCAAGGGAGAGGACTATAAATGCACCCAACATAGCATGTGCGTCCTTATTAGGATTACCGCCGCTAAACGTAGCCTAAAATTAGGGGTGTACCCTAAAAAAGACGGTTCTATCCACATCATAAACAAATCATATGAATAGAGAGCAATGGCTAAGTGAGGCTGTACGCTATTTAGAGGAAAAGTTTTTCAATAAGAAAACTAAAAAGCTACCCAAAATAGCAGTCAGCGTAGGCATACCTAAAGGCTCCTCATCGGCTATCGGTCAGTGTTGGGACCATAAGTTGTCTAAGGATGGTACGACAAACATATTTGTATGTCCGTCAATCGACGATGACTTCACTGTACTAACTACTCTGTTACACGAGTTATGTCACGCAGTTATCGGAGTGCGATATGGTCATGGTCCAGAGTTCGGTAGAATAGCTAGATCGGTTGGACTAGAGGGTAAACTAACCTCTACAACAGTCAGTCAAGACAGCGAGACAGGTCTCTATCTTTCAAACGTAGCTCACAACCTAGGGAACTATCCCCATAAGGCTATGAACAAAGCTACACAGAAAAATAAGAAACCTTCCAATAGAATCACGCTAATATCGTCGGAAAATGAAAGCTACAAAATTACCATCCAAAAAGACTTACTCCAACTCGGTCTACCTACAGACCCTTGGGGCAAGGAAATGCAAGTTAAGGAATAACAATGCCTACCCTAAATGCAATGTACGTGGGGATAGATCCTGGAGCAAATGGGGGATTAGCCCTCACTCAAGGCACGGTTGTAATCGAGTGGGCAGAGATGCCAAGATTGGACCGAGATTTGTTAAACTTACTGCGGCAATGGAAAGAAGAATACGAACCTGAGTTTTGTTGCTTAGAGAAAGTCAACTCTATGCCAGGAGAGGGTCACGTAGGAGCATTTTCATTTGGAGAGGGATTTGGTAAATTACAAATGGCTCTAGCAGCCGTTGAGCTACCGTATGAATTAGTAACACCTAGGGTTTGGCAAAAAGGATTAGGGGTCAAGGTTAAAGAAAAGTCAGAGTCCAAGAAAGATTTCAAGGAGAGACTCAGACACTTGGCTATTCAGCTTTTTCCTTCAGAACCGTTATGGGATAAACCCAAAACCCTAGGTAAACAACGAGCCGTATGCGATGCTATGCTCATAGCGGAGTATTGCAGGAGAAAGTGTCAAGGTATAATAAGTTAAGGAGGTACCAAACTAGATGCCAAAGATGCCTGTGTTATCTTGGAGTGTTCATAAGTCTAACTGGCAGAACTGTACTAACTGTTATCTAAGCGAAACTAGGAGCAAAGTAATACTAGGGAAAGGTAAACTGCCCTGTGATGTCCTATTTGTAGGAGAGGCACCAGGGTTCTCTGAAGACACTGTAGGTGTGCCCTTTATTGGAAACGCCGGCAGACTCTTACATGAGATGATAGATGAGGCTGAATACCACACTCAAGAGGTTAGAAAAGCCTTCACTAATCTTCTCGGTTGTATCCCAATAGAGGATAAGAAAAAAGTTCATGAGCCTCCAGCGGATTGCGTAAAATCTTGCGCCCATAGACTACAAGAGTTTGTAGAGCTAAGCAAACCTAGGGCGTTAGTTATGATCGGTCGTCACGCTCAAGAGTGGTGTCCTAAGTTGTTGGACTACGATTTTGAGTTCTCTACCGACGTTATGCATCCTGCTGGTATTTTAAGGCTAGATGAGAGTCAAAAACACCTAGCTATACAACGCTGTGTTGTAAAGTTAAAGGATATTTTTATCCAAGTAGGAGGTTGAGATGCCTAAAGGTACTAAAGTTGAAAAAGTCTACCAAGCACTTTTAAGGGAGGGAAAGACTAAAGAGCAAGCTGCTAAGATCGCTCAGTCCCAAACGGGACAATCACTAAAAACTGGTAAAATGACTAAAAAGAAAGGTAAATGATGAGAAAACTAATCTATGTAACTTTAACTATCGTTACAGCTCTCCTCGTCGGTTGCGACTCTGGATCTAGCTACACTCCGTCCTCATCCTCTGGGTCTCAAGTTATGAGTCAATCGGATGTAGACTTCACCGTAGATCACATGGTAGGGCAAGGTGCGGATCGTGCTGAGGCTCAAGCGTTTGTAGATGCTCTTAACGATGCTCAACGAGAATGGGAGGCTGGTAATTGAATAAAGACCTAAACCAATATAGGGTTAGGGTGAATAGTGAGCCCGCATGGAAAGGCCCAGTACAGGATGGAGTTAGTCAATCGCTATTACATAGCTACTTAGTCTGTAAGGAGCGTTTTAGAATCACTGCTATCGACGGTATCAGTGTTCCAGATACTTTTAATAAGTCTATTGAGTTTGGTCAAATGTGGCATATTTGTGAGGAGCATTTAGCCGCTAACACGGATTGGGAGAAACCTCTTAGGGAATACGCTGCGGATATATCAATTAGGGTCTACAGGACTGAGACTTTTCAAATTAACCAACTCTATAACTTGGTAAAGATTTTATTTCCAATCTATATCGACTATTGGAAAAGCGACCCTGAAGTAAAAAACAGGGAACCTTTATTCCAAGAGAAGGTCTTTAAGATTGAGTACGAGTTACCAAGCGGACGCAAAGTTAATTTGAGAGGTAAATTTGACGCTGTTGATGTAATCAAAGGCGAGGGCGTTTACCTTCAGGAGAATAAGACCAAGAGTCAAATAGACGATCAGGCTATAGAGTTACAACTTAATAACGATCTACAAGTGATGATGTATCTTATTGCTCTAAGGGGATATGTCCCTAAAGAGAAAATAAAGGGCGTAAGGTATAATGTTATTAGGCGACCTCTTGGAGGAGGCAAGGGTACGATTAGGCTCAAAAAAGGCACTAAAAATATCCCAGCCGAGACCTATGCTGAGTTTTACGAGAGACTCGAAGGAGTGATTAAAGAGGACGTTGATAGTTATTTCTCTAGGTGGAAAGCAGACGTATCTGAGGAGGACTTGGATAGGTTCGCTGAGGAGACTCTAAATCCAATCCTAGAGGATCTAACTGATGACTATGAGTGGTGGGAGTACTGTAAAGTCAATAATCATAATCCTTATGACTATTTGACTAGGCAAAAAACCTTTAGACATCACTTACAGCGTCACTATCGGCTGCCTTATGGTACTTACAATGTCGTTCAAAGAGGAGGACAAACAGAGCTAGATCATTATATGAACACGGGTTCCACGGTGGGACTGTGTAATATCAAAGAGTTTTTCAAGGAGTTAATTTAATGCCTGTAGTGAAAACCACTACTAAATCCTCTAACGCTTCATCTGCTGCTAGCAGGATCATCTCGCTAAACGAGTTACCCGATCAAGGGATTAAACTTTGCGTGTATGGTAAAAGCGGTACAGGTAAAACTAGACTCGTTGGTTCGTTTGCTAAACTTGGACCAATGTTGCATATGATTTGCTCGTCTAACGGAACTAACGAAGCACGATCCATCAAAGGCACGCCTAACGTGGATTGTGTAGAGATTCAAAAACCACAAGACCTACTAGACCTTATCAACCTAGCCAAGGACTCTAAATACAAAACCTTAGCCCTAGATCACGTCACGGGGTTTAGCGATTGTGTTTTAGCTGATATCCTAGGTGTTGATAAAGTTCCGGAGCAAGGATCTTGGGGTATGGCTAAGAGAGAGCAATATGCTCAGTTAGGTTTACAAGTTAAGACCTATTTGAGAGATTTGCTCGATCTACCTCTAAATATTATCATCGTAGGACAAGAGAGAGCGTTCGACCTTGAGGAGGAGGCAGGTGAAGTGCTGATGCCTTATGTCTCTGTATCCGCTACTCCGGCTGTAGCCGGTTGGATAGCTCCTGCTGTAGATTATATGTGCCAAACTTTTAAGAGAGACCAAGTAAAGGTCACATCTAAAAAGATGGGAGATAAAATAATAGAGAGCAAGGAGAGGACAGGCAAAAGAGAGTTTTGTTTAAGAGTTGGGCCTGACTCTACCTATATCACTAAATTCAGGGTTCCACCAGGGACTGATCTTCCTGACGTCATAGTAGACCCTAACTATGAGAAGATCGAGCATCTTATAAATGTAAAGGATTGAACATGTTAGTACTTACTAGATACCCAGACCAGAAAATTATTCTCGGAGATGGTAAAATAGAGATATTGGTCGTCAACGTATCTGGTAGCAGAGTTCGTCTAGGAATCAAAGCTCCTGCTGGCCTAAGCATCCATAGAGAGGAAGTCTACAAGGCTATTAAAGACGACGAACAAACCCTAAAATCTTGAACCTTATACTAGAGATATAACACCTATAGAATGGAGAATAGTTTTGCCTAAAACAACTACTAAAGGATCGTTGCGAGAGAGAATCGAAGCTGAAAACGCTCGCAAGGACTCAAGAAACGCTAAACCAAAGACCCCAGGAGCAACTAGAGCAGTTATCCCTGCGGGAGTTGAAGGAGGAGTCGCCAAGCTCACTAGAGTCGATTTTGACACTATCGAGAATGGTAACTATGCCGGCTCCCAACGGTTTTATTGTCACGGCATTGTAGTGGAGCCTAAAGAGTTTGAAGGCACTAGAATTGAAGGACTTTTGGTCCAACCTTCTATCATTACTCTCGATGATGTAAAATCGAGCTACGGCGATACTAGCTTTGCTGAAAACGTGTCTAAGGCT